TTTCTTTTTTGTTTTGTTTTTATTTTCAGAGTCCGTTTGGTTCTTCTTTCCTTTACTAGAAATATCTGTCTTGTTCATTTTCTTACGGTTCTTATTATGCTCAGAACAGAATTTCTTTGTGCCTAGCGCGAACTTTTTGCAACCATCGAATCCACAAGGTTTAGTCGTCCTAATTCCTTTGGAGAGCTTTTGAACGTCTCCTTTTCCCATTGTCTTCTTCTCATGCTTGAACGTCGTTTTCCTACCAGTCATATCAACAGGTGCTTTGGTTACGGGTCCTGTTATCTCATTATTGTAGAGCATTCCTGATTTCACCTCACCTGGAACTACACACAATGTAGGCCAAAACTCCCCTTGTCGTATCTCCTCCTCGACTTCGTAGACACGCTCGGAGTCGATTCCCAGACTAGAACAAAGGTAATCCATTACCAATTCATTGTGTATGTTTCCTACTGGAACTTCACCGTCTGGGAACTTCATGAGCTTCCAGGGCAAAGTATCAGTAGGGGGTGGTGTAAATGCAGGCTCGTCTCGCCACATTCTAAAATAATTAGAATAGTCGTCATTTTTGTTTAAGACAACAGATTCCTTAGCCTTTACAACCTGATCGGCATAAGTTGATAGTACTTTCTCCGCCCAAACGCCAAGAATTGGAGTTTTGGGATCTGTGAAATATAGCGATAAGGCTTTGCGGACCATGATCACAGAAGTTGGCACCGACTCTGGGGACGCCGTGAAATGAAGTTTTTTCAGTGACCGAATTATATCTATGGTGTTCCAAGTACTATTCCAAGGATCATAATATATTCTCCCAAGAAAAGTAACCGGTCCCTCATAGATAGTTTCCAGTTTCACTGATAATTCGAAGATGCCCATTACCTTGTAGGCTACGCCATGATCTAGATCCATAGAGAATCCGTCATCGCCGCCATAAAGACCAAGAGCTTTATAAGCTTCCTCGTATGAAAAACCCATCTTTACATAAATGCAAAAGAACGCAAATGCAGTTATTAAAGAATTACCTAGAGCTGTAATTAAATCTCCAGAAGCACGTGAAGTGCCCAGAGAAAAGAGCAACTCATAGGCTGTCATTCCAGACGACCCGATCATTGCTGAATGATCCCGTTTGATCTCTTCATGGTATTCCTCTGGGAATGCCTCAAGAAGCATAGCCAGTTCAAATCCTCGTAACCAAGCCTTTAAAGTGCCATCAAGTCTCGAGAAGTCTGTTAAATTAACTCCTCTACCCTTTGATGCCTTTAAGTGGACAGCTCGTTCAAGTTTTTGTGGTGGAAGACCAAAAGCATACCAATGTTGTTGTTTTATCACCTTGGACAATGGATAAATCCATCTGCCATAGGAAGATTTAAGCGTCGTCTCCCCATCAGTGATGCCTCTAGGATTGTTTGCACTAGGGTAAGCCTCATTCTTGACGAAACTGGAAGCCTTAATATTATCAGAAACATGGATGGATTCTCTTATCTTTTCAATCTGAGCTTTTTGGGTTGGACGCTCAGCGTGAGAGAAAACATCTTCATGTTCATCAGGTACTAAGACTCTTCGGTTCTTCGTAATGATTGCTTCTCCTGTGTCTTCATCAGTAGAGCTCCGAAGAACTAAATCGATAAAGACTTTGGCCAGGAAATCGTACTCTACTGGTACAGGAGTATTCTTTGGTCTCACCTTTTCCAACCTATTTTCCACATAATTTATGTCCGTAGAGAGACATGGTTTCGGAACGAAACATGAACCTTGGATTATTCCTGGTCCAATTGCTCGTCCTCTTTCCTTTCCTTCATCATAGGGCAGATCCTTG